CTAAATAATCATCATCTAAGAATAAATCTTGTTTTCCTAATAAATCAATCTTAATAGGAATAGAGAAAAACTGACCTACCATTCTATCATTTGCTCCTCCACTAAGTGAAGTCATACCAGCAGTAGCAGTTGAAGTAGCACAAGTAAGTAATCGTCTATTTAATTTACCTCCATCTCTTCCAGTTGAAAGAGAATGGGTTAATGGTGAAAGTCCATAGTCATCAGCATTATTAGAATGACTTTCGGTAAGTGCTACATATCCGCCATAGTTATTTACAGAAGTTAATTCAATAAGAGATTTTTTACTTTGTATAACAACTTTATCTATAACATTCTGAATTCCTCCCCAACCACTTAAATTAATAGCAGTTTGAGGCAACATAGTATTATCTATTTTTTCTATAAGACCAGCATCAGCGTTTGCTGTTCCTCCTTTTAATCCATTATTATATTCATTTGTAGTTCCATTCTTAGCAACTAATCCATTGCCGTCTGCTTGTTTAACTAAAATTTGTCCTACAAGTTTTAGTGAAGCAACTTCAAGCATAGAAGGTTGTGGGGGAATAGAAAATTTAATTGTTGGAAATCCTTGTTTATGAGAAAATCCGCCAGTAATAACAATATCATCAGTAGAATTAGATAAAACTGCTGGATTATCATTCAATGGTGATAAACTAAATGGTTTCTTAATAATAGGCATTTTATACTTTTATAATAGATTTTTTTTTTTAGGTTATTTCATATATTTTTAATTAATCAGCAGTAATTGTAAAATTAATAATTGATTTAGTTAATTGTTCTGCTGGTTTATCTGTTTCTAAATCTAATACCAATACATCAAAATTATTTGTTGTAATTGCTTGATTACTTAATCTATTTACAATTCCTAATGAAGATTGATATGAACCAAGAACTTTTCCACCATTTCCCATATTAGTATCTGCTCCACTAAATGGATTAGGTATATTTGCTAATACTGGTTTTCTATATCCAGACTTAGATTTATCATTAGTATTTTTGTAAGATTTAATTGGTAAGTTATTTAATACAACTGAAAATTTATCTTGTCTATATTGACCTATCAAATAATTATCAAGAAAGTAAAATGAATTTTGTGCTAATTTTAAAACATCTAAGTTTCCTATTTCATTATGTAAAAAGTTATTAGCACCATCATAATCTATATAAGAAGGACTATATTTTTGTGAAGTATATGTTGAATTATGACCTAATGGTTGAATTAAATTTCCTAATTCATTAGAAAATTCCATTTGATAGTCTACTAATAATGAAGTTGTAGTTGATGATGCTGTCTGAACTGCTATTTCATCTACCAAATCATATCTTATAGTTCCGCCTTCACCTTGATGAGTAGCACAACAAATAGGAACAAATGGAATACTTGATTGTGCTTGTGCTAAGTTAATAGTATCTGCTGGATAAGTAGTTGAATTGTTAAATGTTTCCATAAATTCCTTAAAGAAATGTGTATTTGAATTGATTGGGTCACTATGTGGATATTTGGTATTACTATCATAAACTACAACAGAATGTCCGTCGTTTACTTGAATATAAACTCTAATATGTAAATCGCCATCAGATGCGTGTGTATATTTTTGATTTGAATTTCCTTTATCATAATAAGTTTGGAAACCAAAAGAAAAAGGACTTGTATCTGCTGGGTCTCTATATTTGGTAATATCAATCTGTGCTATTCTTGACATTCCTTCAAGTGTATCGTTCATATCTGTTGGGTCATCAAGTTCCCCCATAATAATATTTAATTTACTATCTTCTCCATCTGTAAGACTTGCTGGATTATGTCCCGTGTATTCTACACCAAAATGACATTTAGGATAAAATCCACCAGTTCCATCTTTTGCTTGTGCGTCTTTCATATTGTTAGTTTGAATTCTATTTGCTAATGGGTCGTCTGTTAATGAACCAACAACAGAAGCATCACCATCTGCCCCAGCATATCCTTTGACATATAAACCTAAAAAGATACTTCCACTGGTTTCATCAAAATTTTTATTACTTAAAAAATTTATAGTATTTACATTCTGTAATTCATCAAATCCACCATTCTTTAATTGATTACCAGATAAAGCACCACCACCAATATATTGATTGAAATGACCTCCTATATGATTATATTTATCTCTTCCCATCCAATATGCGTCATATGTATTATCATTTGGTAATCCATTAGTAAAAGGAGTTCCAGCAGTAGCACTTGCTTTTTTAGTAAAACCTCCATCACCAGTCGCTGGGTCTGTTTGGTCCATACCTACTCCGTGAGTTGGGTCAAATGTAGGTTCTGCTTTTAAATCTCTTCGTTTGATTACACCAATTGCTAAATTAGTAGGGTCATTTACAAATGTAGGAACTATTGTAGAATAATTACTTAAATTCAATGAAGGATTATTCATAGGAAATAAAGCGGGAATACCATCTCTTGTTTCAGTTATAGTTTGAGTTATTGCTTTTCCAGTCTGACCTAAACTTCTACATATTTTTGTTTGAAGTTCTGCTAAACTAAATCTACCTTTTGGTATTGTAAAAGTTAAATCTCCTTCTGTTCTTTCAAGACCATTTACTCTATAAGAACCATCAACCTTACCATTACTATTATTATACCAATCATAGTAAGGTAAAATTTTAGTTGGAGTAATTTTTATTGTTTGTGCTTCTGTAAAGTTAATTAAATTATCTCGTTCAAACTGACACCAATTCATATGAACTGAGGCGTTCTCTGGGACAATGATAGGTTCATCAAATCTTACATTAAAGTTAAATCCATTGCCTTCTGGCGATATAAGATTAAAGTTAGACATTATATAAAGTAAAAAGAGAAAATAAAAATAAAAAAATTTATCTAACGATTAGTAATACTTATACAATTGAGGGTGCTTGAACTGAACCTTTCAACATAGCATCACTAAATCCACCACTCTGTTCTGTTGCCTCTGGATTAGGAGCAGTTAATTTTGGAGGTGGAGCATTTTCTTCGTGTTTGTGATGTTCTATTACACTTCTAATTAACATTCCTAAACCAAATAATTCTCCTAATACTGGAACTGTGGAAGCAATTGCTTCTCCTCCAACTTCTCCGACTACACTTGTGACAGCATCTTTTACTCCCGCTTTCGCTACATTTACAGCATCACTGACTGCTCCCGTAAATTTACTAGCACCTTCACTAAGAGTATCAACTAAACTTCCACTGCTTTCAGTATTATCTGCTAATGTGCTTTCAACATTAGGAGCATCACCCTCTGCTGTTCCACTTGGTTTTGTTGGAGCATCACTTTTTGGAGCAACATTACCACCAGTTCCACCAGTATTAGTTATTCTTAAATTGTCTGCTGGTCCACCTATTCCCGAACTTCCAGTATCTAATGGTCTTGCTGAAAAATCTACATTAGCAAATGGGTCTTCACTTACCGCTCCTTCTCCTTGTTCTACTCGTGTCGCTGTATCTCCTCGTAATTGTCCTTTCATACTTTGTTCTTGAAATAAATCACTTTCATCATCTGGTTGTGTTGCTGGTTGCTTACCTTGTCTAACTGCTTGTCTTTCTGTTTGTCTTTCAGTTGCTAATGTATCTAAATCTAATTCATCATCATCTTCTTCTTCTTCTCCCGCCTTTGGTCTTGGAATACCTCCACTTTCTCCTATATCAAATGGTTCACTTGGTTTACCCTTCGCAGTAAGTTCACCACCCCTATCAATAGGTTTTGTTTCTTCTGTTTGTTGCTGTGCTTCTCTTTCATTTAATTCTTGCTGTCCTTGTCTGGAAGATTTACTTCCTTGGTCTCCTTGTTGTGTTTCTGCTTTTTGACCCGTTGGATTATTTTTTTGTTGTCTTGCTTGTCTAAATTTCTGTATTTTTTTACCCATATTTATTGCTCCGTGTAAACCAGCACTCGCACCAGTAATCATACCACCTACTTGTTCCATATAAGTTAAATGCTGTGCTACTTTATCTGGAATAATACTTCTTCCATATTGTGCCGAAGATTGTGCTAAACTATTATAACTATCTTGTTGGTCTTTTAAACCTTGCCGAAATTGGTTAATTCTACTTTGAAAATCCATTTATACATTAAATAAATATTTTTTTATTCTTCTTTTTCCAATACATTATTTTCTTCACTTGTCATTTCTTCATTGTTCTTTTCTTCTCCGTAGGGTTGGGAAAACCCATCTTTCTTACTCCATATTAAATCTTCGTGATTTCTTCTACATTCTAATTCTTGGACCGAACAAAATAAAAAATCATAATCTTCTTTTCTTGACCTTCTAAATATTTCCATAAAATTTTTATCACCATTACCAAAAAATGATAATGCCTCACTAATCTTTTTCATTTCTGCTTCGGGAAAACTTCCCATTAGATAATAACCAGTAGCATTATTTCTAAGAATAGTTGATAAGTATTTGAAATATTGTGTTGTAATACATACTGATAATTTACCTTCTACTTCTCCATTTCCTATATGCCTAAACTTTGACGCTAATGCTGATATACCATCAACCATACCCCCTCTTGAAAACTTAATATCACCAATAATATCATCCAATAATATTAACCACCTTCCATTACCTTCATCTTCTTGAACTAAATCAATAATTTGATTTAATAGTTCATCACTATATTCAGTAAATACAAAATCAAATTCATCAATCATATATTTATTGATTGCGTCATTATGTGCTGTTGAACTAATTAAAATTCTTGTTTGAAAATCATTTTTATAAAATCTTTCTGATAAATATAAATTATTAATCAAAAGTGATTTACCCGCTTTTACTCTACCAATTACTAATAATAAATGAACTGAACTACATAATGGATATTTATCATCACCTTCATTCTTTTTATCATCTTCAATTTTGATAGGATATATTTTCAAATCCTTTTCTACTGGTTGCTTTGGTTTTTTTTCTTTCTTCTTTTTTTTCTTATTGTGTTCGTCTTCCAAATCTAAATCATAGTCTTGTGCTTTATCATACTTACTTGACATTTTCTATATTTAATTTAAGGTTAGGTTTTTTTTCTTCTGTTGTTTCCGTAATAGTTTCCATTTGTTCTATTTTTTTTGCTGGTTTTCGTTTAGGTGATTTCTTACCTTTGGAATTTTTTACTTGTCTTTCCATATATGCTTTTCTTTTTTCTTCGGGTGCTAATCTGTCAGCGTGTTCTCGTAAATAGATATATAATTGTTCTGGATTTTTCGCCATATCACTACTTACACCTTTCATAATTTTTTCAAATTCTTCAAGTTCTCTACTTGTTTTTATACTATCTAATGCTTTTAATTTTAATTTATTAAATTTAGATGCTGATTTTTCTGCCTTTGCTTTTTTTTCTTTATAGGTTAATTCTTGTTTTACACTTTCTTCAACTGCTTTTTTCTTTGCTTGTCTTTCTTTCTTTTCTGTTTTACTATTTTCCTTTGTTGCGTCAACATCTTTTTTTTGTAATGCTTTCTTTTTCTCAGTTAATGCTTTTTTCATTTTTCTTTTTTCCGCCATTTTCTCTCTTCCTTTACGCAGTCCCTCTAATTGTTTTTCTGTAAGTTGTCTTTTCTTTTTTGGTTTTACTTCTATATTGCTTTCAGTTTCTTTAATAAACATTTCTTCACTCATACTTTGTTATATATATATAATATAAAAAAGTATTTTAATAAACGGAGTAAATGATTTTGTCTTCACTTAATTTAGGAGTGTCAGATAATACAATTTCAATTATTTCACTTTTCAATCCCTTGATAGTGTAATAATGATATTCATATGCTTCTTTTTTTTCTAAATGTTTTTCTTTGCGAAGCATTAATATTTGATAAATAAGTTGTTTTCGTGTTGTGTCAAGTAAGAACATACTTACTTAGTTACTTACTGTAATATTTAAATCAATTTTTTTTTATCGTATTGTAGTTCTTTCTCCTCTCATTTTACTTCTTCTTCCATATGTTGTAGTAGTTTCTCCTTGAATTCTACTTTTTGGTTGTGGTCTTGTTTGTTCTGTTGCTCTCACTTTTCCGCCACCTACTTTCTTTTGTATAGTTCCAGTTGCGGATTGAACTTTACCTTTTGGTTTAGGTGTAGTTATTTTAGTAATATCTCTTTTAGGTTTCTTTTCTTTTACTGAACCTCTTTTAACTCCTCCCAAAGTTTTTTGAGGTGCTTTAACTTTTGCCCTAACCAAACCAATTTTTTTTTCACTAATTGATTTTGTTGCTTCTCTTTGTCTTTTTCTTTGCTCTTTTGGTTCTTTTGGTTTTGAAGGAGGTTTGGGTTTTTTATCACCTCCACCACCAAACCCACGACCACCACCACCACCGCCACCTCCACTACCACCACTACCGCCTCCGCCACCATTTCCACTACTTTTAGAAGGAATAGACTTAGCACTAAAAACTCCCACTTGTGCTGGATTAACATTTTGAACTGTTGTTGGTATAGTTATACTACCGATATTTTGTGTTCGCATTGTAGCGGAATATAATGGAATATCTTTAATAGTTGCCTTTACACCTTTTGGTTCTCTTTTGATTTTAATTTTTTTTTGTGTTGGTATTCCTACTTCTGCTCTACTTCTAATATATGGTGATAAATCTTCTCTGGTTGCTTTTACACCAAGTTTAGCATCTAACTTAGCAATTAAATCCATTGTAGAACTTGAAGATGAAGATGAACTTGATGAACTTCCACCAAATCTATAAAATTTTGAATTTGGATTATATGCTCCTCCTTTTTGACTAGACATTTATATATTATATAGAAATTATTTTTTTCTAATTATAATATATAAAAATGGTAAAAACTGATGCTCCAAAAGTTGATAGGTCAAGAAAGAATAATCCCGATTATGAAAAACACATAATCAAAACAAGAGATGGCGTTAAACAAACTATTTACAAAAAAAAAGAAAGTGCTAAGAAACCTAAACGAAATGAGGGAACACCAGCAAAACGAAGAGGAGGTTTTAAGAAACCAAAGAATGTAGGATTAATGAACCAACAACCAACAATAGCAAGTAGTATGGCGAAACCTATTGCGAATTATGAATTAGAACAAGCACAAAAACAAGCAGTAGCAAATATGGAATATACAAATATGTTAAGTGATAAAAAAAGAGAACAAATACAAGGTCAATACAAAGCACCAAAACAAGTAGGTATGGCGAAAAACCGAAGTAGAACCAATCCAAATGCTTAGATAGTTAAATTAATATATATATAGTTAAAATTGAAAATCCATATTTAAGGAAAATCGCAAAAAATGAATAATCGCAAAATCCGTGTAAAATTTTTTCTGAGAAACTTTTTTTTTTTTCTGAACTTTTTATACGGAATTTGCGGTTACCATAAAATTATAAGACTTTTTAATATTCAATAATGTTTTATATCCTAAAACCTTATTAAATTATACCTCCGCATAAAAATGAGGGTTTGCGGAACTATTACCAATGAACCTTGCGAGACCAATAATTTGCTGAATTTTTATCATTAGCAGTCAGTTTCCCTTGTTTATTACGAATACCTCCACTTCTTGCTAAATATGATTTCTGGCGTTTCTTATCTTTATGTTTAGTCATATCACTCATAGAACTATCCCCGAAATGTATGAGGCGAACTCCTCCTTCTTTTTTTACATATACCATTCCTTTCTTACCTTGTTTAGTAGATTTGTAGGGTTTGTATAGAGTTTTTTTAGTTTTGAAATCTGCTGGTGCTGATGTTAATCCGTGTCCTTTTTGATGAGGCATTATTATATATACTATATATATAGAAAAAAATGCCTACGCCAACAAATAAAAGTTTATATGCGAAAGCAAAAGCAAAATATTCTAATATGAAACATAGTGCCTATAAGAGTGGATTAGTTGTCAAAGCATATAAGAAAATGGGAGGTAAATATAGTGGAGATAAACCTAAGAAAAAGGGATTAACTCGCTGGTTTAAAGAAGATTGGAGAACAGAAAAGGGAAAGAAAACATATAAAGAAGGCGGAACAATATTCAGACCAACTAAGCGAGTTTCCAAAGATACACCAACAACAATGAAGGAATTAACACCAGCACAAAAGAAAAAAGCAATCAAAGAAAAAAAAGCAACTGGAAAAGTAAAAAAATACAAAAAATAAAATTTCTTTTAGTATATTATAAAATGATT